TAAACTCTGTACAGAGCCTTCATTACTTACTATATCTTTCCATATAATTTCTAATTCTTCTCCTTTTAAACCTTTACTGCGTAATAACTTTTCTAAATATTTATTTTTTACTTGGTAATTACCAGATAAAGTTTTGTGAGTAAAGACATTTGCCCTATAAGGTTCTATTGAGGGAGACGTACCAGAACATATAATACTACTACTAGCGTTAGGAGCAACGGCAAGGAGATGAGCATTACGCATCCCAGAACCAGATACATCAGGTGCTTCACCACGAATATCAGCAAGTTCCTGACTTGCCTTTGTAGCTTTAGTTTTAATATCTTTAAATGCTTGATAGTTGAATCCCGTAGCTTGGATTCCTTCAAAAGGTATTCCGTTTGATTGTAGATAGGCATGAAAACCCATCGCCCCCAATCCCAGAGAACGCTCTCTGTAAGCTGAATAAGCAGCTTTTGCATACCCTTCTTTTCCTTCTTTAACATAATTTTTAAAACGCTTAAAGTTAGCATTATACTCTCCCAGTTGTGATGTGTCAATAGCATTATCAATAAAATGCTGTATAACATTATCTAACATAGTTATAAGGTCTTTTATAAACTCTTTATCATTTTTCCAAGAATCATAATGCTCTAAATTTACACTTGAAAGACAACACACTGCAGTCCTTTCTTCATCAGTAGCTAAAGTTATTTCCGAACATAAATTACTTTGTTTTATTTTTAAGCCTAAATCTTTTTGTCCTTGTGGTAAATGTTCATTACAAGTATCTATGTTAATTAAATAAGGCTCTCCAGTTTCTGCTCTGGCATTAATTAACTGCCACCAAAGAGAACGGGCATTTATAGTTTTAACTGCTTCATTACTTTTAGGGTCTATGAGTCTAAAGTTATCATCTTCTTCTACAGCTTTTAAGAACTCATTAGTAAGATTAATACCGTTGTGTAAGTTTAAATTTTTTCTATTTATATCACCACCAGATTCTTTTCTCATGTTAATAAACTCTTCAATCTCTGGATGAGATATATCCATGTAAGCTGCATAGCTACCTCGTCTAGTCACCCCCTGATTAAAGGCTAACATTTGAGAATCAACTACATGGATAAATGGAATTGAACCAGTAGAACGACTGCCGTTAGAAGTAGATATACCGTTACTCCTAATATCTCCCCAATATCCACCAATGCCTCCACCTGCACTAGCCAACCAAATGTTTTCGTCATAGTGAGCAGATAAACCAGAACGGCTGTCAGGTACGTAATTAAGGAAACAGCTAATAGGTAACCCACGACTTGTTCCCCCGTTACTAAGTATAGGAGTGCTAAACATGAACCAACCATCGGAACAGTAGTTATACAGTCTCTGAGCCAACTCAAAGTCAGTTTGTTTTTTATATGTTGCTGCAAATACTGCAGCCCTTGCAAAAGATTCTTGTGCATGTGTTTCTTCCTCCCAGAAGTATCTATCTTTTAAAGTATCTAGACTAAACTTATCTAGCTTCTTTTCTTTGTTATAATTAATTTGAATGCCTAAATAAGGCTTTTCTCCAATCTTATCATCGGACATCTTTACCTCCTTCTTTGTCTTGATGATTTATATAAAATGCTATCATTGTATAGTGTATTATTTTTAGTAAATCATTGTAGTTTTTACCGTCTTTTTTACCATATCTCATAGCATATTTCATTATGTTGCCCATAGCAAAGCCCTCGCCATGCCCGGCATCAAGTATCATATCAGTAGCTTGATACTTGCCTTGTCCATAATGCTTAGTATAAGTGTCATCTATATAGGTTCGAATTATACTAAGTATTACGTCTTCTTTAAATTTATAATTATTGCTCATTTTTAAACTCCTCTGGTAATGTGTGTTCTGAATACCACTTAAAATTATTTTTTTCAGCCCACTCAGCATGGCTTCTTTTAGTTCCGTCTTTCCTGCGTTTAGCTTGTGGCATAGGAGACGTTGGACTAGAAAACAAAAATACTAATTCTTGATTTTCTTTTAAACTCTTTCTAATCCAAACATATTTATTATATTCGTTGTAATCCCAGAATCTTCCTTTAGCTTCTAGTAAGTATTCTATTCCGTCAATAACTTTAGTAAAGTCAGGCTCATAATTATGTTCAACAATATAAGAAATTTTATCGCTGTGATGACTCCAACTTTTTAGTACTGAAGTGTGTAGATTGTATTCCCATTTAGAGTCATATCCTTTCGGAGTGTTTTTTTCTACAGGTCTGACTTTCCTAGGTTTTCTATAACCTCTCATAAGAAATCCTGTAAATTTATATTTTCTAATTTTTTAGTTTTAATTAATTTTTTAATTTTTTGACGAAACCATTTTTCTGTATATGCTGAAAGAAATAATTTACTATTTGAATAGATATGTTTTTCTGGTGGTACTAAACTATGATAATTTTTTAAATTAACTTTACTAGCTTCTTCTTCAGGTAATAAACTTTTTATCCACGCAACAACTAACAATTTAGATTTTTTTCTAATCAATTTAGATTTTTTACCATTCATACTAAAACCTCTTCAACATTAGGAATCTTTTTTATTTCAGTAAAGTAAACATTTCCCTTTGCATATTTAAATACTTTTAAACCTTCTCCGTTATTACTATCTTTATAGCACTTAAATTTATGAGGGCAGTACACACAATCCATAGGTAATTTCATATTGCCCGAAGCTCCTTCTGGTATTGTTTTATAACATAGTTCAGGTGGAGTTTCTTTTTGTATAGCTGCTTTAACTTTTTTAATTTTATCTTTAATATTAGGCTTATCTAAATCGTCAGGAATAAAAGTAGTTAGCTCTCCAGTTTCTTTATTCATAACTAAAAATCCACCGTTATTTGTTTTTTCTGCTTCTTCATATCCTGCTAATTGAGATAAATAACCAAAACTATCGTACTGTCCTAATGTTCCTTCTTTAAATTTTTTAAAAGAATAACCAGAAGCCGTCTTAACATCTATAACTTCTCCATCAATTTTACAATCCATGTGACCCATAATTCCAGAAACCTTAACTTCTTTTTGTTCGTCTGTAACTTCATGTCCAGATAACCTAACAAAAAACAAAAGCAATACTTCTAGTAAATGTCCATATAAAAATTTAATCTGTAAGCTAGGCGATATTACTTCTGCATCTGTACTATCCTTTATATCATACCATAGCCTTCTTAATGGTCTCCCAATGTTAGACATACGTAAAGTATTCCTAGGTTGATTGTTAGGAGTCGCCCAGTGCTGTAAAGCACTAGCCATTTCTTTTCCAAAACTATCTAATAGTTTATCTGAAAACTCTAAAGGTTTTCCTTCTGATAAAACACCAATTTTAGAATAAATGTCTTCTATCAGCGTATCAATTTTTTTCTGTTTCATTTTTTAACTCCTGAAAAACTTTAAAAACATCTGCAGTAAACAACTTTTGAATATTAACTAAATACATTCGACTTGCGTTGTGGTCTCCACCACTTACTGACTTTAAATAATCTAACTTTTTTACTAACTGTTTAAGTTTTGGTACATCAAACACAAGAGTGCAAAAGATGTCATCTTTAATACATAAGTTATGAAACCAAAAATCTGCTTCGGTAGCTTCAATACCAGATGGTTTACCATAAGATTGATACTCAATACAAATGTTACCAGTCTTCATCCACATTCCTCGTTCTGATTTAACTTCTATTTTCTTATTAGTAAGCATATCTGCTATTCTATCTTCTCTAATAGAGCCGTACTGTAAATCTAAATCAAATTTCTTTCTATCTTCTTTAATGGGTTTCATACCAACTATCTCCAATCTTGTATTCGCCATCTAAAGGACAGCGAAGATTAAAATGTTTTCCTGCTTGGACAATACTTTCAACAGCTAATTGACCTACAAATTCTGATTGACTTTCTTGAACTTCAATTTGCCATTCATCGTGAATGTTAGCGACAAATTTGTAGTTTATAGTATTTAAGTTTAACTTATTTTCTAGTAAACATAAAGCTTTTTTCATTACTATTGCTCCTGCTCCTTGTAGTAAAGTATTTAAAGCTGCATGTTTATGCCTTAATATTATTTTTCTACCGTCTAGTCCTTTGAGGTAATTCTTTGTTGTTGCTCTTTGAACTCTATCTGCCAAAGTTTTAAATGCTGGGCTATTAGCAATAAAGCGTTCTCGCATTCCCTTACCTTCTGCTCTACTTCCGTCAACAATGCTTCCAAGTTTTGCATCTCCTGCTCCGTAGATAAGTGCATAGATAAATGTTTTTGCCTTATCTCTTGATTCAAGTCCTGCAAGTCTTTGGTTAGCTGTGTGCACATCTCCATTAATGATTTCATTTACGTACTCCTCGTCAGCCATATAGTGTGCTAACATTCTTAGTTCTAAACCACTTGCATCTATACCTACAAGTTTATTACCCTCTTCGACTACCCAACAGGCTCTGCATTCTTTTCCATACGGAGAAGAAACACTTGGTACTTGAGCCATGTTGGGGTCTCTGTGGGTCATTCTACCAGTTATAGCCCCGGTAGAAATTACTGACCCATGTACTCTTTCGTCTTGACCTATTGCATCTATCCAAGAGTTAACCTGTGCCAATCGTTTTTGATAAAGTAAAAAATCTGCTATTAACTTAGCTTCTTTAATATGACTTATTTCTTTTAGCGTTCCTTCATCAACTATAGGTTGACCTGTAGGTGTGAAATTTTTAGGTTTCCATCCGAAATCTTTTAAGTATTCTCCTATTTGCTTTCGACTACCAAGATTAAACTCTTGTAATTTTTTGCGATAGAAAGGAGTAAGGTCTTTAGTATTTTTTCTACTAGTATACTCGTAATCAGTTAGTCCAGACTTAGATAAAGTTCCGTCTTTTTTAAGCTTCGGAGTTACTAATTTTTCATCTATCCATTTAGGCTTAAATGTTTTGTGAACTTCGTCTTCTACTTTTTTGATATTACTTTGTAGTTCGCTAGTTAAAAGCATTGCTTCTTTTAAATTAAATTTAAAACCGTTCATTTTTTGATAAGCTAAAATATTAGTTATTTGATTTTCAATATCTATGCTTTCTTTTGAAAAACCTTTCGACTCAATTTTTAACTGCTCAAAAAGTTTTTTATTTACTTTTACATCTTGAATACAATACTTTAACATTTCATCAGAGTAAGTTTTAAAGTCTGGTTTATCCCATTTAGCTAAAGCTAATCTATAGCCCCACTTTTCTAAGCTATGTCCTCCCTCTCTGGTAGGATTAAACAGCCTAGATAAAACTAAAGTATCTATAACTTTATTAGGATTATATAAATCTATATCATATAACTTTTTTATGACTGGTATATCAAAACCAATTATATTATGACCGATAATCTTATCGGCTTTCTGTAAAAGCGTAACACCTTCTTTGATTTTGTCTTCAGAATAAGAATAAACTTTATCATTCTCATCAATAGCAACAATACACCAAATTTTGGTGGCATCTAAATCGTCTGTTTCTATGTCAAATACTAATTTCATAACTTAAAACGGAGTGTCCTCTTTTAAAATTTCTAATTCTTTATCAAAGTATTCTGATAACCTACCCGTTTCTACATCATATAGTAAAGAAGTAGCTAAACCAACATCTCCAGTATATCTGGACTTTAATATTCTTAACCTTGTTGTTCTAGATTCTATATCATTTGTAGATTGTTGGTCTCTTTCTAAAGCAATAACACAATCAGAAAGCTGTGCGATACTGTTAGACCCTCTAAGATGCGATAAACTTACTGAGATACCATTCTCATGTCCTTTATTACCCTCTACTCTACGCAAGTGAGATACTAATATAATACCTGCTCCAGTTTCTTCGACCAAACTTCTAAGTCTAGTCATAATCATATCAATAGTTCTTCGTTCATCCCCTTCATTAGAAGCACTTACTAACATGTGTAAGTGGTCAACTATAACCCATTTACAATCGCAGCCTACAATTAAATATCTAAGTTTAGCAAATATATCTTCAATGTCGTTTGTACCGAAGTGAGCATGAATAAAAACTTTATCATCATCAAACAGTTTAGAGTACATATTTTTTAATTCTTCAGGATTTATCTGCTCTCTGATAGGGTCTATGTATAGTCTTGCATTAGCTTCTATAGATAAAATTCCATCGACAGTTCTTCGCCAATCTTCTTCTAAAGCAATAATTCCTATGTTGTCATCTGTTGTATGTATTAAGTGATGTTCTAACTCTCTAGTTATACTAGACTTACCTAGTCCAGTTCCACCAGTTAAAGTTACTAACTCTCCTTGTCTAAGACCATATAGTTTTTTGTTAAGACCATCCCAAGGATAAGGCACACTATCTTTACGTTCTCTTTTTAAAAACGACTGTACCTTTTTTGAAACTCTAATAATTCCACTGGGAGTATAAGACTGAGCATCCCAAAAAGCCCTAGTAAATTCTTGATGCTGGTTTTTTCTAAGCATATCATTGGCATCTTTGTAGCCATTAGGTAGCGTCATTATCTTAGCTTTACCCGGCTTAATAATATTAGCTACTTTTTTAGCTGCTTCCTGCCCTTGAGCATCTTTATCAAAACAAATAACTACATTATCAAATGATTCGATATACTCTATGTTTTCTTTTATATCTTTAACTGCTCCTTGTGCTCCGTTCTTGATAGAAACAGAAGCCCACTTACTACCTAATAATTCATAGGCAGCCATAGCATCACATTCTCCTTCAACTATAGTTAAATATTTACCACCGCTTTTAAATAAGTTCTGTCCAAACAGAGCTGTACCTTGCATTGTACCTTCAAAACGAAACATCTTATCTCTAATTAATCTAGTTTTAATTCCTGATATTTCGCTTTGATTATAATAAGGATATAAATGTTGAGCTATAACTCCAGATGAGTCATAAACCACCTTTACTCCATACTTCTCTGCTGTTTCTCTGGAGATTTGTCTATCTGTTAATGGGGCATAAATACCACCATGTTTGTCTGCAAAAGAATACGATTGTTCTTTTGTTACATTTTCTTCTATTAAATTTTTAATGTTTCCTCCTTCAAAGTTTGGGAAAAATTTTGAACAACTAAAACATTTAGCTGACCCGTCTTCATTAATTGATACTGCATCACTGCTATCACACTCAGGGCATGGTACATGATACTTTACAAATTTAGTTTTTTCCATAATATTTTACTCATAAAAAAAAGAAGCCCGACTTTGTTTAGCCGAGCTTCCTTCCACACAACAACAACCTACTGGTTATTTTTCTTGAATGATTTTTGTTTCAGATTCATCTGAGTCTTCAACGATTTTTGATTCTGGAGAATCACTAAGTAACTTTTCTAAATTACTTCTATGAGTCTGACTTGTAAAAGACAAAGCTTCTATAATCACTTCTAAAGTTCCAGTTTTGGAAACAATAATAGCTGCTTCTCTAGCTTTAGCTTCACTTTCTATTTTATCAGTATCGTAGTTAGTTTCTCCTGAGTCATTCTTAATGGTAATAATCATTAAAATTCCTCACCGTCATCAAAAGGAGTAAGTTCATCTCCGTCAGAGCTTTTCATTTCAACAAGACTAACTACTTGCATTCCTTGAAAATCTAAAGAGACTCCAGTTTTACCTGCATACTCCCAAGGGTATTCATTATATTGAACACGAACTTCAGAGCCGTTGCCTACTTTAGTGTTGATTTCAACTTTGTTTCTGTCAACTAACTTAGGAGCAGGTCTAGGTCCTTTCTTACCATTAACTTTTCTTTTAATGGTTAGAGCTTTACCTACATACTGTTGCTCACCGCTTTCATCTTTCAGAGAAAAGTCTTTAACTTTAACTCCTCTTTTTTCAAACTCTTGAGCAACCTCATCACTTACAACTAAATCAACTGTATATACAGGTTCAAAAGTAGTATTAGGTGTGGTTACACTTGCCCAATAAGCTTTTCCATTTACTATTGCCATTTATTTACCTCCGTAATTTTTGACATTTGTTGTTTATAAAGTGCATTCTACCAACATCTGAAAAGATGTCAAGCAGAAAACACGCATATAATTATTTAAACTGTTTCTAAGTTCCACCACTTAGGTTTTGACCTACCTTTCTCCCACTTCGCATAATGCTTTTCGTTAATAACATATCTACGATAAGCAACGATAGGGTCTTCATGTTTGTATTCATCGGGCATAGCTTGTGCTAGTGGTGTCATTTCTCCTTGCTTTATATTCTTTGGGTGCTGCATCAAAGGTTTTTCTAACTTAACAAGACTTGCATGTTGTTTGCCGTATCGAAAAGTGTACTCCATACCTAGTGCTAGAAAGTGTGCATACAGCCATGAATAATTT